CATATCGCTACCATCATCAACACCCATTTGAAATAAATTATGTTTTATGTCAAATATTCTTGCCACCGATAATTCTGACATAAGGCCAAGCATATCTAAATCCTGGTCAGTTCTGCCTTTATCTTTTCGTTGATTTGTAACACCGCTTAACCTTGCCAACTGCCAGCGTAATGTTGCAGCTTGTTTACAATCGCTCAATTCTTTACGTGATAATGTAACAATCATTAAATTACCTCCAAATCATCAAGATCAATGTAATCTGTTACAAAATCTAATTCTCGTAATGATCTAAATTTCATAGGCGTTAAATCATCATTTACAATTGGCTTCCCTAATTCGTCTAATATATGAAATGTTAATTCATCAACTTGAATGCTAAATTTATCCTGGATAGCCATGTCATACCAAGGTTGTGCTACTACTTTAGTTGTCATTTGCTTTGCTCCTCTAAACAATATTTATTTTTACTTAACATGATGTTAGAATTACATATTTTAAAATAATCTTGGTCTAGCTCTATACCTATGAAAGACCTGTTTTTTTCTACTGCAACAACACCTGTTGTCCCTATACCCATAAAGGGATCTAATATTATATCACCTTTATTGCTAAAATTATCCACCATATAAGCGCAAGCTTCAGGATGCATTACAGCCCTATGAATATTTTTATATGGGTTCGCGCTGTAAACTGGCGTTGTGAAATGGTTTAATGTATAAGTTTTATTTGCCTTTAATGATTTATTATTATCTGATAAAACTAAAATATATTCATATGCGTTTATTAAGTGCGGGTTTGGCATTGG